CTGGCGGTGTACCCATTGACCAACCAAGTAACGTTGTATACGCGGCCTTGGCTGATACCTTCGTGTCTGGCGATACGGTCTTGCCGTATCCTGGCGCAATACGGATACCAAGGTTTAGGATGATCGCTTCGTTGGCGGCATCAGGAACCTCGGTCTCAGCGTCCAGAGAGGTCGTCTCAGGGCTGCTAGGCAGCGGATAGGACAACCGTATACCTTTAGCGTTCCACTGCGCCATCATGGCGTCAAGGCGCTTACAGGCCGATAGCAGCTCGTTGTCAGTCAAGTCGAAGACGAACGACGCCAGGCCAATCTCTTCAAAGGCAGCGGTGACGAACTGTCGCTTGGTATATGACATTACTCGGCCTCTAGCTTCTTGCGCGGTTTACGTTTTTGCTTTGGCTTTTCCGGTGGCGCTCCGAACAAGTGCGTCTCAACCGGAGGACTGTTTAACTTGGCGATGTACGCCTGATGATCGCTGATACTATTGAACCAGCCATCATCCAAATATGGGGTCACGTCTTGAACCATTATCCGCTTATAGTGACCATCAAGCAATGGCTTATACAGCTTGATCATTTCTTAGGCTTCTTCTTCGGTGCCTTGCCAGGTTTGCCAGCCTTCTCCGCAGCCTTGGCGGCTGTAGACAGTGATATGGCAACGGCTTGTTTCATCGGCTTACCGGCTTTCTTTTCTGTCTTGATGTTTGATGCAATAGATTTGGAGCTGTAACCTTTCTTTAATGGCATTACCATTTCTCCCTGTCTGCCCAGTAGGCTGCCGACATCTTGCCCTTGGCTATGTTAGCCCCGTGACGTGCCTTAAATGATTCTCTCTTCTTCTTCATTGCTTCAGACTCGCCAGATTTAGGCTTGCCTGCTGTAGATGAGCCCTGTTCACCAAAGCGTATCGTTTTAATCTTGTCACCTTCTTTGGCCACAACAACATGGCTCTTTTTTGGGTGATTTGGAGTTTTCTTGGGCTTGTTGTAGCCACTGACTCCAGCTCTTTCTAAGCGCGGATCTTTTTTCAATTGATCAGTTCCTCAAAAGAATCGGGGGGCCAATCGACCCCCCTCGTCTCAACCTATTTAGGTTTGACCGAAGATAACAACACCGGCCATTTCTGGGTTACACATTGTGACACCGAAGTAAGTGTCAAGACGGTACTTGGTGACCCGTGTATCAATGGCAAACTGCTTGGTCAACGTCAGCTCGATACCCTGATCTGAAGTGTAACGCAGCATAGTTGCGCCATCTGGGTTACCAGCATAACGACCTGGCATCAGCTCGATTGAGTCCTTGTGCCAGAATGGGTTGATAGCGGCGGCTGCCACGTTCAACCAAACAACTGCGGCAGTGTTGGACACTGAGTTAGCTACACAGTTCTGGTACTGCTTCTCTGGATCAGTAGGCGTGCTAGACGCTGAGATGATCGGAGGACTGATAACAAGCGAGGTGCTTGATGGTACAGAGATAACACGGAAGGTCTTGAGCTGACCCGTGTCTTGCTTCGTGATGTGGTGAACAGCGTTAATGCCTGCAATCGTAAAGCAATCGCCAGCAACTACACCAGTGTTAGTGGTGCAAGAGATGGTTTGAGTACGGTTGTCAACGTTAATCTGGCCGCCAACTGAAGTGCTAGTAGCTGCTGGAACGTAGTCGATGTTAGCGCCATCAGTATCAACAGTGATTGATGCTGTTTGTGCCGCGATGCGGTTGGCGTAATCCATCTTGTAAGTCTCAAAACCTGATACCTGACCAACGTACGCTTTTTCGTACGCAGTTGTAGGCTTCTGGTTCATAGTCTGACGACCAGCCAAGTTGCTTGCCATGCCGTTGTAATCGCGGCTTGACAGTGCCAAGTAACGATCTTCGGACATAACACCCAGCTCGTTGAACGCAGTATCAAGCTCTGCAACGTCATCAAAGCCAGAAGCAGCGGCAGTACGCTTAACTACAACAGTACCCTGTGCAGCGGCAACGTTCATTACAGCGATGTTGATGTCAGATGCCAGACGCTGACGTGCAGCAGTACCGAGACGATTCTCTTGCAGAGCGTCGCGCAGTTCTTTTGCATCAAGAGTCCAAGGTGCAGTCTTGTTGAAACCAAGAGTAGCTGGTACAGACAACTGTGTAGCAGTCTGGTATGAGCCGCTAATGTCGGTGCGAGGAGCGCCGTCAATAGAACTCAGGATGTAAGGCATTGGACGCCAGATGGTGTCGTTTGCACGCTCCATCATCTGTGAGTCAGTGTTGTAGACTGACACGTTGCGACTCAGTACCAGGGCGTCTTCAAAGCCCTCAGTCATTTGCTCGAACGCTACGCGCTCTTCTTTGGAAAACTCGTTAGCCATGATGGCTCCTTAATTATAGTTTGGTTAGTTACCCGCACGCTTGCTACGTTTGTACGCAGTGACCTTTGAATAGTCACCTGTCTTCTCCGCTGCTGCGCGTAATCGTTCTAGGTTTGAGTCCACCGTTCCCGACTTCTGGGCCTTGCCAGTGATGGTCGATTCCGGTTTCGTGCTTGCCTTTCGGTTAGTTACCTTCAACTGTGTCTCCAGTTTCGCTACCGCAAAGGCAAACTTCACGGGGTCTTTTATGGATGCAATCTCTTTCGCCTTCTTGGGGTTCTTCCCCAATGCGTACACGACCAGTGCCGGGTTGTCAGCGCCCTGCAGGATCATACCCTGCTGAGTGTTGCTCAACTCATCCTGAACGATTGTCTCGGCTTCTTCAAAGTCCTTGACCTTGAGTGACTTGCGGTTTTCGCCGTAGGTTGACAGTGTTGCATTCCACGCTTCCTGTTGACTGCGCTTCTGCTCCTCAATCTGTTTCTCCTGCTCTTCTACCGCACGTCTCCGATCAAACCAGGCAGTTAACTGCTGCTCGTATAAATCAGAATCGTAATCAGCACTCTCGATGGTCGGCTTCTTGCCCAGTTCTACGGCTGCAGGTGCTGCCGCGCTAGATAATTTTGCCAATTGCTCTTTGAGTTGCTTGTTCTCCCTCTGTTGCTCTCTATGGCTCTTGCGTAGGTCTTTGACCCAGCCAGGTGCCTGTGCATCTTCTTCTGGAGGTGGCGATTCCCCCTCAATCTCGATAATAACGTCATCTTCGTCACCATCTGAATCATCACTGTCTTCTGCATCCGTGTCAGCCTCATCGGCATCTACTTCGTCATCGACCTCTGTGTCTAGTTCCAGTTCGGTGTCTAGTTCTTCGTCATCGTCCTCAATTATTTCTGCCTGATCGTTCATTTTGACCCCAATATGCTCACCCAAAGAAACGGCGGGTGGAAGCCGTTGGAGGTAATGATAACAGTATTGGTCAAATACGCCAATAGTTGGTCAATATGACTAATAAATTGGTTTATCTAAGTTGGCTGCGACCGGTTTTGTTGATGTTTCCAAATTCAAACCCAAGGTAATCCTGATTTGAATAGAAGTCAGGGTTCCTGAACCGCACAGGCTTGTCCTGCAACTGCGCTGCGATGCCAGTGTTGACCTGCTGTGGCTGTTGGGCATACTCCTGCGGGTTTATTTGCTGCTGGTATTGCTGCTGCATGTATCGCTGGTACTCATACGGATCCATCTGCTGGCCGCCTGCTGACGGCTGCTGGTATTGCTGCTGCTGGTACTGCTGCTGCATCTGCCGCTGGTACTCGTAAGGGTCAACCTGTTGTTGCTGTGGACTCATCTGCTGTTGATACTGTTGCAGCATGTATTGCTGATATTGCATCGGATCCATCTGCTGCGGATCAGTCGGCTGCTGATAGGTCGCAGGGTTATTGCTCATAGCGTTGTAATAGCCAACGTTTATCGGAGGTATGCTGCTAGCAAAATTGTTCTGAGTTGACTGCATCATGTTGCCGAAGTCCTGACCACCAAACATTGCATTTCCGTACATTTCAATACCTTTTGAGTTAATTAATATGGGCTAAGATCCATCAATGCCTTGGCTAGTTCTTTTTCTCGCTCGCCAAGGTAGTCGTAACCTTGCTTCATGGCTCCAAGTATGTAGCTCTCGCCTGCAGCCTCTTTAATTGCTGGGATATACGGGCTAACAGCGCCCCCTATTGCTTGCATGGCCTGCTCGCCGTACTGAGGCCCAAGCTCGGTTCTAGGCTGGTAGTTGAAATAATCCTCGGTTTCCCTGCGAGCCTGAGCTATTTCATCTGCAGTGCTACCAGTAGCGTATCGAGCAACAGCTCCAGGTGCCGACATTACCGGCGCAAACATTGCTGACGCAATATCAGCAGATAGGTCAGCAACCCCTGCAGTTTTCATTATTCCGCTGAGTAACGACTGCTGCACGTCACTTAAAAAGTCGGGCTCAGGCTGATTC